ATGAAGCTTAAAAAGTTGGTAAAAAACATTTATAGTAGTTCTTACATTCTTGTTGTTGATGAACATGGCAATGAATTATTTAAGGGATTTGCATATGAATTGCTTCAAAGCATGAATAATAACGAATTTGATAATCGTAAACTTATTAGAATTAAAGAAGAATACAATGGAGCAGTAAAACTTGTTTTGATTAAGATTTACGTGAAATAAATAATAAGTATTAGGAAGCTGAATAAGCTTCCTTTTACTACTATAAAGAGAAGGAAATAAAAATGATCTTGTTTATATATTCTTTATTTATTGCAGCAATGGTAATTTATAACAATGCCTGAATAGGAGTAAATAATGAGTTATCGAAAGGAAATGCTGGATAAAGCAACTAAAATAGTTGAAGGTGATCGTGATGAAAAATACGGAAAGCCTGAAAATAATTTTAGACAGATTGCAGCTTTATGGAATGCTTATTTAGATGGAAAATCAAATATTAGTATCGATGATGTAGCTAATATGATGATCCTTTTAAAGTTAGCAAGAGCAAAACAAAATCCAGATCATTTAGATAATTTTGTTGATATTGCAGGTTATGCAGCTTGCAATTATGATATAATAAAAGAAGTAAATATAAAATATTCTGCAGTTTGAGAAAGGAGGAAAGTATAATGGATTTATATTCAAAGTTATTATCGTTTGATATATCTCAATATGATATGGTAGTAGTAAAGATACATAACCATTCAGGATATATGGTTGATTTTGCTGAATTCATTTTCGCTGATATAATTAACTATAAAGAAAAGTTATCTAATTGTTTGTTGAAAACATTACATATCCAAAGAAATGGCAATCATAAGTTATATCAAATAGAAGCAATAAATCTATTATACAAATAATATGAGTTTTAAGTGGTCTCCTTTTTCAAATAAACAATTAAAACTATTAACGTGGTGGATGCCAGAAAATAACAAAAAATCATATAATGGTATAATAGCAGAAGGAAGCGTTAGAAGTGGGAAAACTCTTATTTTAAGTTTTTCTTTTATTAACTGGGCTATGTATAGTTATAATGGACAGAATTTTGCTATCACTGGTAAAACTATTGGATCGCTTAGACGTAACCTTGTTAATGGTTTAAAAGAGATATTATTTAGTAGAGGGTATAAAGTAATTGATAGACAGAGTCAAAGTTGTTTAATAGTAGCTAAGAATAAGATAGTAAATACATTTTATTTATTTGGTGGTAGAGATGAAAGAAGCCAAGATCTTATTCAAGGTATTACTCTGGCAGGAGTACTTTTCGATGAGGTAGCTTTAATGCCAGAAAGTTTTGTTAACCAAGCTTTAGCTCGTTGTTCTGTTGAAGGATCTAAGTATTGGTTTAATTGCAACCCAGAAGGTCCTAAACATTGGTTTAAAGTAAATCATATAGATAAAGCTAAAGAAAAGAAATATTTAAGTATACATTGTAATTTGGAAGATAACCCATCATTAAGTAAAGAAACAATAGATAAATATTATAATATGTTTCAGGGAGTATTCTATCAAAGGTATATATTAGGTAAATGGGTACAAGCCTCTGGAGTTATTTATGATTCTTTTGATGAAGAGAGAAATACATATACTGATCCTGAAGTATTACCAATAAAGGCAAGGGAAAATGATATACCTTGTATGTATGGTTCTGACTTTGGAACCCAGAATCCTCAGGTTTATTTAAGAGCCTATAAGATAAGAAAACCAGAAGATCCAATTCCTTTTCTTTATGTTGATAATGAGTATTATTATTCAGGCAGAGATAAATTAAAGCAAATGGAACCTGGGCAATATGTAGATGCTTTTCATAAATTCAATGATGGTAGAAGATATACAAATATTGCAGTGGACCCAAGTGCTACACCTTTAATTGCTGCTCATAAGAATGCTGGAGATCGAGTTATTCAAGCAAAGAATGATGTAGCTGAAGGAATAGCAAAGGTAAGCACTTTATTCAATACAGGGCATATCTTAATAAACAAAAATAATTGCCCAAACTTAATATCTGAGTTAGGTATGTATAGCTGGGATGAGAAAAAGATAGCAATAGGACAGGAAGTTCCGGTAAAAGAATTCGATCATTGTTGCGATGCTTTGCGATATATAGTAAATACAAACTTTAGCCAATACGAAGTATATGGAGAGAAATTAACAAAGAGGTATAGAAGAAGTGCTTAATCATTCCTTCATACGAAAAGTAATTTCTAAAATGCCCGAAATAGTAATGGCTAAAAAGTATGACTACCAAGCATTAGAAGATGATGAAAACATTTACATTTATCGAATTCCATTCATGGAAGAAAAAGAGTTATTTACAACAATTCCAAAAAGATTTATAAATGAACCAATAAATTGGACAAATCATATTTACCATGGCAACCAATTTTATGATGAAAATGGAACACCAAAAGTTGGAGGATCTAATGGAAGGTATCCAGGCTGTGGAATTGGCAATTGGAAAGGTTCTTTAAACAATCCATATGTACAAAAGATCAGAAAGCAAAATATACTATTTCTTTGTTGATAAAATAACTATTTACAAATAACTAGTTCTAGTATATAATATTATATATAATATATTAGGAGGGAACAAAAATGGGAAACTATTCTACAGCTTATTATTCGGCAGTTGCTTTGGCAAATGATATGAAGCACATTCATACCCATGCCAAAGGAACCTTGTTTGATAATATTCATAGTATTTGTAATGAGTATTATGAAAAGGCAAATGAGGATGCTGATACATTAGCTGAACTTGTAATTGAAAAAGAAGAAGCAATTATGAATCCTTCTTATTTACTTGATGGATCGGATTATAAGCCAACCAACTATAGTAGATATAGTTTTGAATTGGCAATGTACACAGCAATGGATTGCATAGGCAAATACTTGGTAGTATTAGCTAATCTCAGAAATAAAACCGATGATCCATCTGTTCAATCTTTGTTGGATGATATGATGAGGTATTGGAAGAAGGAAAAGGATTATAAGATTAAAGCCCGTTTGGCTGACTCTGATTGGGAATAATGGAGGTTGTAACTAATGAGCAGGCAGGCTACTAAAATGAGAAAAAGAAAAAGGCAGCAGGCCGTGCAAGATAGTCTAACCAAATTAGCTCCTGGTCTTGTATTGGACAATGCTGGAATCATAAGTGCTAAAAAAGCTTTAGATGCTTATACCAATATTCCAGCTAATCTGGGTATGGGAGCCAATAACCTTTCTCAAACTGGTCGTTATGTAATGGAACGATTCACGTGGGATTATATGACTCTCAATACTCTGTTTAGAAATAACTGGATTGCTAAGGCAATTATTGAAAAGCCAGCAAATGAGATGATGAAGAATGGATTCATTATTCAGTCTCAAATTGATCCGGATAAAATCCAGGATGTAATGAATACTTGGAGAAGAACAAGAACTGAAGCTAGATTCCTTAAGTGTATTAAATGGGCAAGACTTTATGGTGGATGCTTACTTATTCCACTTATTGAAGGCCAGGAAGATATGAGTGAACCTTTGGATCTGGATTCCATTATGCCAGGTGATTATAAAGGTTGCATGATTATTGATCGTTGGTCTGGTGTTTCTCCTTCTGTTGAATTGGTAACTGATATAGGTGATCCACATTTTGGAACCCCAGCTTATTATGATGTATCTGATGATACTTCTGGAAAAACAGTAAGAATGCACCATAGTAGAGTTATTAAGATGATAGGCAGAGAACTTCCATATTGGGAGGAAATTGCTGAATCTTACTGGGGAGCTTCTGAACTTGAACATGTATATACGGAATTAAAGAAACGTGATGATACTTCAGCAAATATTGCATTTCTTATTTTCCTTGCTAATATTCGAGTTCATAAGATGGATGGTCTAGCTCAAATGTTAACTATGGGAGATCAGGAAGCAGCACAGCATGTTTATGATACAATGGTTGCTATGAACCATTTAATGTGTAATACTGGTACTGTTGCAATGGACAAGGATGATTCCTTTGAAATGCACCAATATACATTTGCTGGAATAAACGATGTATATGAAAGCTTTATGCTTGATATATCTGGTGCAGCGGAGATTCCTGTTGATAAGTTATTTGGTAGATCTCCATCTGGCTTTAATAGTGGAGATGAAACACTTCAAAATTATTATGATACTATCCAGGAAAAGCAAGAAACATACGTCAGGGAACCACTTGAACAACTTATTAAGATTATTACAATGAGTACTTTAGGTGAGATCCCGGATGATATGGAAATTGAATTCAATCCTGTAAGACGTCCATCTGATCTTGAAAAGTCTGACCTTGCTTCTAAGATGGCTGAACCAGTATTTACTGCAGTAGGTAGTGGCTTAATTGGAAAGGCTTCTGCACTTCGTGAACTTAAGCAGCAATCTCCTCTTGTTGGCCTTTGGTCCAATATTACTGATGAGATGATAAACGAAGCAGAAAAGGAAGATAAGGAAAACAAAGAGCAAGATAAGTTAGATGAACAGCAAATGAAAGAATATGTTAAAAATATGACAGGAGGAAATAACAGTGCTGCTGAAGAAACTCCTTTCGATAAAACACGGCAAAAGCCGGAAGAAAATAAACCAGGCAATTAAAGCTATTGATGATCCTATTTGGTATGCTAGTTTTACTGATGTAGAAACTGGTAAAGAGGTAATTATCAAAGTAATTGCTAAAAACAAAAATGAGGCTTTAGATAAAGTTGCTCATGAAATTGTAAGTAATGGGAAATTAAAGCCCATGAAATATAATCAAATTTCTTGTATTTAACTATTTACTTTTGTTTATATATAGTATATAATAATATATATGGAGGTTGCTATGAAAGTACTTAAAGTGCTTGACAAGGCAATTAAAATATTAGATAGCAAAAATAATAAAAAGTCTATCATAAAGAAGCTTGAAAATGAAGTAAAATATTTGGAAGATATAAGAAATAATTTAGATGGAAATGCAAAATCTGATTTAGATGGAGCAATTTCTAGAATAAAAGAAGCAATAAACGAATTAAGGTGGTAGCCAATGAAAAAAGACAACTGGAAAACCACAAGGCTTCTTCAAGATAGTTTTTTGGATACACTTAGTAAGCTAACTGATTTATTTCATTACATTGCTTTTTCTGCTGGCGATGATAAACAAAAGTATATAAATGATATGAGAAACTTCCAAAACTCAGAACCATTTAATTCTTTTGTTTATTCGGCAGTTAGAAGAATGGTAACTCCTATAGCAGTTCAAAATATGAGAACTTGGAGGATGGCAGCTAAAAAGGCTACTAAAAATCCAGGTTTATATAGAATGCTAATGAGTGAAATAAATCAAGGCTTAAAAAGCGATATTGAAATACAAATTGAAGAAAATGCCAGCTTAATAAAAACATTACCCACTGATGTTGCTAAAAAGGTAACTAAGGATATTTCAGATATGGCATTAAAAGGAATGCGAGCTTCTGAAATAGCTAAGGTTATAAGAGAACAAACAGATAAACATTCAAGAGCTTCGGCAAAACTTATTGCAAGAACTGAGGTTTCAAAAACTACTACAGCTCTTACAAAAGCAAGATGTGATAACTTAGATCTTCATTGGTATGCATGGAGAACGATGGAAGATGGAGATAGGGTTCGAAAGTCCCATAGGATCATGGAAGGGGTTCTTGTTAATTGGAATGAGCCTCCAAGTCCAGAAGCTTTGGCTGGTGAGAAATCTGTTGGTAATTATCATGCAGGTAATATTTGGAACTGTCGTTGTTATCCAGAACCACTAATAGAAATAGATGATATAAGTTGGCCACATAAAGTATATACAAATGGTAAAATCCAAACAATGGGTAAAATGCAATTTGAACAAATGATGTGAGGTGCAATGATGAGTACTAAAAGAGTATTGGACAAGGCAATTAAGATGATGGATGAAGATGGAATTAAATATTCTGTTGTAGTTAAAAGGAAATCTGATGGAAAAAGAAGTGCATTTAGAGTAGTTGCAAGATCAAAATCTGCAGCTTTCAAAAATGCTATTGTTCAAGCAGTTAAGGAATTTGGTGGAAAAGAATCTGATTATAATGTAGTTGATTATATTCAGCACTAACTTGAAATAGTAAGAATTAAATGTTGAAGGAGGAATAGCAAATGCCAAACGTATTAAGGGCAGATTGTGGATTCGATCCGGCAGATATGGAGATCTTTGAAGAAGTAACAGTAGAACTTTTAAATGATCCGTCTGGATTAGATCTCAATGGCCATCGTAACATGCACGTAAGTTTAGCTGCAGAAAAGTCTGATGTAACCATTGAAGAATTTGAGAACATGAAGCAAGGTGTAGATTATACCATTGTTGTTGCTAATGGAGCTTCTACTAAGAATCAGTTAATTTTCCCTGACAAAACTCTTTACTCTGGTGATGAAATTGTTCCAGTGAACAACATGACTATTGTATATGAGTTCTTCACGGATGGTTATTCCATTTATTGTGATCGTCGAATTTATAAGTAATTAGGAGGACTTATTTATGTTTGCGAATAATATTTATATTAAGAATGCTGCTAAGGTAAAGGCTTATTCTGGAGATATTGGAGTTCAGTTAGATAAGTTTGATAATGATCATAAGCTGAAGCATAATCCAACTGCTCGAGCTGAATATAAGTACTGGGTACTTAGTAAGAGTGTAGGTGCTGAAAAGGCCAAGACTCAGATGTCTGTTACTGAGAGACAGTTACTTGGTATTTAATTTGTTGAAATATTTTTCAAAAATTTTTAATTTACCTATTTACAAATAGTATAATATATGTTATAATATATATGGGATCCAATTAGGGTCCCTATAAACCTATGTGAGGAGTGATTGCATGGCAAAAGCTTACTATGGTTCAAAAATAAGCAATAACATGACAAAAACTCCAGAGGGCTTTCTAATTTGCCACAATGTTCCAATTGCACGAACCGGTACTTACAAGTACTTATCGAGTGAGATTGGATTAGATGGCCAGGAAGTAGTTGATGTTTATCGGGAGCCTGAAGAGGTTTTTGACCAACGAACTCTGGCAAGCTTTGAAGGAAAAGCATTTACTGATACGCATCCAACAGTTGATGTTGATACGAACAATTGGTCTATGTTTTCCAAAGGTGAAGTATCTAATGTAAGAGTTGGCAAGGGAGAAAATTCTGATAAAATAGTTGCTGACCTCATTGTACGAGATCCAATTGTAATTGATGAAATTGAATCTGGTGCTAAAAGAGAAGTATCGGCTGGCTATGAATGTGAGTATGTTGAACGTGACGGTAAGTATTATCAAACAAACATAAGAGGCAACCATGTTGCTTTAGTTCAGCAAGGACGAGCAGGCAAGACGGTTTGCATAAAAGATGAACAACCTAAAGAAACTACAATACATGTAAAAAGATTATTAAGAAAAGCAAAAAGAATTATTTAAGGAGGAAAACTTAAATGGCTAACGAGAAGCGAGTTCGAGATGCAGTTCGAAAGTTTCTTACTTGTATGCAGGCTCATGATGCTATCCCGGAGGATCTGGCAGAGGATGCTCTGGAGATGACTGAGGAAGTAAATGATGCTCTGTGTGAAGTAACTGAGGATGAGGAAGCAAATCCGCTGGAAATCACTAAGGACGAGGATAAGCCGGATGACCTCGATAAGAAGGTTGCAGATGGTGTTGTTCGAGCTCTTCGTGAACTTGGTTTTTACAAGGATCCTGCAATGAAGGTTCTTGATGAGCTGGAGGTTGAGGAGAAGGAAACTGAGGATGAGGATCCGGATGATATTACCGAGGATGCATACAACGAGGAATCTGTTACTGTTGACCCGGAAAAGATGAAGGATTCTGCTACTTTACTTCGTACTATGAAGCCAGTAATTGCAGCTATTAAGAATCCTAAGGAACGTAAGAAGGCTGCAGATGCTCTGGCTCGTATGATCAAGGGATCCCGAGTTACTTCTTCCGATTATGGTACTCTTATGAATATCAAGCAAAAGAAGGCAACTAAGGATTCTAAGGCAAAGGTAATGGATTCCGATTATGACTTTGGTATGTCGATTGCTAAGCGATACAATCCGCATTATAAGGAGGAAAAGTAAATGCCCGGTTCTACTATTGGTATTAAGCTTAATAATGGCTATGCAGGTACGGTTTCCCGAACTGCTGATTGCGTAATTCAAAATCGTATTGCTAAGGGTGCTGATATTGCATTTGGTCAGGCAGTAATTCTTAACGATGACAATACTTTTTCTATTGTTGGAGCAACTACTACTGAAGCGCAGATTGCAGGTATTGCCGTTCGTGAGGTTATTCAGGCAAACGTATTCAATCCGCAGAGCAATCCAAATTATGTAGCTGAGATGCCTTGTGATGTTCTGGTTCGTGGCCAGTGCACTGTAAAGTGCAAGCGTGGCACTCCTAAGGCTGGTGATCCGGTTTATGTTCGTATTAAGCCGAATGTTGCATATCAGGATTCCCTTGTTGGTGATTTTGAGGCAACTGATGATGCTGGTAACGTAATTGCTGTTTCTAACATTGAGTGGACTACTGGCATTCTGGATGCTAATAAGGTAGCTGAGGTTACCGTAAAGACCCGTCAAAAGGGTTAATTGAAAGGAGACAAGAAAAATGCCGAATATTATTACTGATGCAACTTCTGGTGTTCCTTTTGGTAATGTTAACAATGTGCAGATGATGCGAGATGCTTCCCTTGGTTCGGGTATTCGAGCTATGGATGCAGCAGGCATTGCAACTGGTATGGCATTCCTGGAAGGTGAGCTTGAAAAGCGAGATCCTAAGGTTCGTGAACCACTTACTTCTGTAACTTGGCCTCGTGATATTGTAGCTCAGACCGGTGGAGGTTGGGTTGATTTTACCTCCACCCTGGATGTAAGTTATGCAACCACTGGTGCTAATGATCAGTCTCTTGTTGGTGGAGCAACTAACGATATTAACCTGGTACAGGCTAACGTAAATAAGGATATTTACAAGGTATTTACCTGGGCACAGGGCATGAAGGTACCGTTCGTAGATTCTCAGAAGATGCAGAGTATTGGTCGTTCCATTGATGCTATTCTGGATCGTGGTATTCGACTGAATTACAATAAGACTCTGGATCAACTGGTTTATGGTGGTTTCTCTTTCGTAAATATTTCTGGTCTTGTTAACAACACTGATATTGTTGCCGCAATGGCTCCGGCTGGTGCAGCTGGTGCTACCGAGTGGGAAAAGAAGACTGTAGACGAAATTCTGTGGGATATTAACAAGGCTCTTACCGAGGCTTGGGCAGCTTCTGAGTATGATGATTCTGCAATGGCAAATCACATTCTGCTTCCGCCGGATCGTTATTCTTACATTGCTTCTACTCGTATTGGTACTTCTGGTGATGAGTCCATTCTTTCTTATGTTTTAAAGAACAACATTGCTAAGAATCAGGGCCATGACCTCCAGATTTATCCTTGCCGTTGGCTTAATGGTGCTGGTACTAATAATAAGGCTCGAATGATGGTTTATGTAAATGATCAGGACAAGCTTTACTTTGATCTTCCGGTACCGCTTACTCGAGCAATGACTCAGCCTTCTGCTCTTCAGTTTGCATATATTACTATTTATGCAGCTCAGATGGGTCAGGTAAAGTTCCTGTATACTCAGCCTGCTCGTTATGTTGACGGTATTTAAAGAAAGAGGTTCTAAAGAATGAAGATTTTTTCGAAAAAGGCTTTTGCAATTGGTGAAGGCGTAACTCAGGCAAATCCAATGGGCACTTGTATTGTTACTCAGCCGGGTGGTTTCCAGACCATTCCGGATTCTATGGCTAAGGATCCAATGCTTCAGGCTGCAATTGCTGAAGGATCCATTGTGATCGTAGATAATGAGAACAAGAGTAAGATCGAGAATGATTTTGTTGATAATTCCAATGTAAAGGAAGTTACTCCTAAGTCTGAGGAGGAAGCTTTTTATGAGGAGCTTAAGCTGAAGTCCCGTGATGAGGCTATTAAGATGGCTGAAGATATGGACATTAAGCTTGAGGGTACTGAGAAGACCGGTAAGATTAAGTCTCTGATTATGAATGCTTTTCGTGAAGAGAAGCTTTCTGAAGCTGAGTAATTAAAGTTGAAGGAGGATCCATTAAATGCCCATTCCAGATCTTTGGCAAATGCTTGGTTATCAAAATAATGCTACAATGTTCATGGAGGCATTTAATGGAGTCTCCAACACTATACTTACTGACAATCCACAATTTACAAAAGACGACTTTACAAGTATCTTTCCTGTTTTTCCAATTTCTGATACTTTTGATCCAGAAAATCCATCTATTCCAACTCCATTCTTTGAGTTGGTTTTAGTAATGGCTGATAAGGCTATAAAGTATGATAGATACAAAGGCCAATGGAAGTACTTAATGTGTTTATATTTAGCACATTATTTTACTTTGTTTCTACAGACGCAAAAAGGAGATGCAGATGCTCAAAGTGCTTTGCAAGGAGCGTTACCAACTGGTGTAGCAACTTCTAAGTCTGTTGATGGTTTATCTATTTCTTATGATCTATTGGGAATAACTGATGATCTTCAAGGATATGGAACTTGGAAGTTAACAGCATATGGCCAGCAGTTAGTTACATTAACTAAGATTTATGGACATGCTGGGATGTGGGTAAATGGCTAATTTTGAATTTAAGGAATCATTTGATAATTTCTTGAAATTAAGAAAAGCTCTAAAGTTTCTCAAGAATAATCCAGTTTATGTTGGAATACCAGAAGATACAACTGAAAGAAAAGAAGAAGACGATGAAGAAAAGGTTGGTGTAACAAATGCTGACCTTCTTTTTATTCATACAAAAGGAAGCCCAGTAAATAATATACCAGCAAGACCGGTTATTGAACCGGCTATAGAAAATGCTAGAGATAAAATAACAAATCAAATGAAGGCGGCTGCGAAAGCTGTACTTGTAGTAGATGAAGAAAAAGCTTTTAAGCATTTAAGCTTAGCAGGAATGTATGCTCAGAATGCTTCAAGAAGCTGGTTTACAAATCCAGAAAACAATTGGCCTCCTAACTCTCCAGCAGTAATTGCAATTAAGAAAAGAAAAGGCAGTACAAATCCTCGACCTCTTATTGATACTGGAGAACTTAGAAAATCAATAACTTATTTTGTTGATAAGGAGGGCACAAGGACTAAATGATAAATGTTTCTGAATTGATAAATGATCCGGACTTTACACAACCAAATGGTGTTCAAGTAAGACGTAGAAAAACTACTGTAGAAGATTTTGAACAAACAGTAGAAGAAACAGAATTCAAAATGATTGGAATTATAACCATTGCAGATGATTTAAAGGCTGAGCTTGGAGATAATTTTGATGAGGATTCTGAATATATAAATGTATTTACTTATTTACCTCTTTTTACTACTGGTCTTGGAGACGGTAAAAATGGAGCAAATATAGGACAAGGATATTTGTCTGACATTGTTATTTGGAAAGGTAAAGAATACAAAGTAATTAAAGTGAAGAATAATAGCCAATATGGGTATGCTCAAAATGTGGCTGTTTCTACTTCGATAAGAGGTGGTTAAGTGGCTGAAATACTACAAACTGTAAAAGAAATAGAAAAGTTCTTTGCAGGATTATTTGTTGAATATACTGGAGTAAATAAGAATAAAGTACTTTTAGCATATTCAGAAGAAGGCAGACCGGCTTTTAACATTGATAGAATGGCTTATTTTATTTCTGTTTTTCCAGAAGTAGATGACAGAGAATCTTATAAGCATAGAAAAGAAAAATATATAGATTCAATTGGTAAGTTCAGACAAACTCAATTTTCTCAAAGAACTTTAAGATTGCATATTACAACTTATGGAGAAAACACTGATCAGAGCATAATAAGATTCCAGAATATGCTTTATTCTGCCGATGCAAATTATGCTTTAGCAAATATGTATCTTCATATAATTCCGGAAAGAACTAATGGTGTAATTAGACTTCAGGAAAGAATAAACGACAGATGGTGGACAAGATACGACATGGATTTATATTTTTACAACACAGTAAAAATTGAAAATGATGTATCTGCATTTGAATCTGTTGATATTAGAACGGAGGTAAATAATTGAGTATTTCTATGAATAACATTGTAGATATTACTGTAGAAGTTAGTGATCCAACTACAATTACTTCTAATTTTAACTTAGGATTGATTATTGGTACTTCTACTGCAATTTCTACTCAAACTCGTTACAAGGAATATCAGTACACTACTTGGCAAACTCAAATGATAACTGATGGCTTCCAAGCTACTGATGATGAGTATTTAGCCGTTCAGAATTACTTTGCTCAGAATCCTGTTTCTGGTTCTGTTCTTGTTGGTGTACAAGGAACTTCTGAGACTCCTTTACAAGCTGTACAAGCATGCCGAGACGCTAACGATGAGTGGTATGGTTTTTGCTTTGCAGGTGAAACTGATGATTCCAAGATTACTGCAATTTCTGCTGCAGTTGAGGCATTTAGTTCTCCAACAGTTTTCTTTTTCCAGACCAGTGATGAAAATTGCTTAAAGTCTGGTACTACTAATATTCTTAAGACTTTACAATCTGCAAAGTATAAGAGAACTTGTGGCAACTATTTTAACAGTAAGTACGAAGTTTGTGCATTACTTGGTGTATTCTGCGGCTTAAATAGTATGCAGGTAAATAGTGCATATACTATGGCTTTTAAGACTCTTGTTGGTTTTGAGCCGGAAGTTATTGATAACATTCAGTTTACTAACTTACAGAGCTACAATGGCAATAGCTATATTCGAGTAGGTAGAACTTATAGCTTATATCTGCAGGGAGTAACTGCTGATGGTACTCATGTTGATGAAGTATTTTTACTTGATGCAGCACAGTTCTTAATTCAGGAAAACACTATTGCAGGTCTTGTATCTCGTAGGTTAATTCCTCAAACTGAGTCTGGCTTAAATACTATCATCACTTTCATTATGAATGGTTGCGAAGCTTTAGCTCAAATGGGTGTAATTGCTACGGGAATCTGGACTGGTGATTCTGTTCCTGGTGGTTACGTAATTATGGCTGATACTATTGCAAGTCAATCCGCAACTGATCGTGAAAAGCGCGTAACTCCTCCTATTTATGTTTGCTTAAAGGGAGCAGGAGCTATTGAGCATGTAGTTATTCGAGTTTATGTAAATCGATAAGGTGGTGAAATAAAATGGCGAGAATTTATACTTATTCGTTTGAAGATACTTCTCTTACTATTTCGCATCCTGCTGTTGGTTCCTTTGATGCTTATGGTACCGGTATTGGTGATATTTCTATTGAGTTCGCTAATGATGTAACTACTCATGAAGTAGCAGCTGACCTGGCAGTTATTGTTTCTAAGTCTGTTAAGAAGAATGCAACAATTACTATCAATGCACTGCAAACTTCTGAGCTTAATACTTGGCTTACTAAGTGGGCAAATTATATTGAGAGTGCACCGACCCAGCAATTTGCTATTGCTTCGGTAGTTCTTAAGAATTCGTCTACTGGTGAGCAGTGGAATTGTACTGGTGTTTCTCATCAGAAGAAGTCTGGTGGATCCTTTAAGTCTACCGCTGAGACTAAGCAATGGGTTCTTATGGCTGCAAATGCTGAGCAGCAGTAAAAAGGAGTTTATTAAAGAATGAATATTGAAAATATTTCGAAAAGACAGAATTCAAAGTTAATTGATATTAACGAAAGAACTTTTAAGATTAACAAGTTTGATCCACTTATGGGCAATTACATTTTGCTTCAGTTGGTTCAGTTTGTTCTTCCATTTGGAATCTCTGATAAGGTAGGAGTTCCGGATGCTGTTACGAGTAATGTAAGCAGAGTAAATATGAGTAAGAAGGACTTTCTTGAATTTCAGAGAGATATTCTTTCTGTTTGTTCTGAAGTTCTTCCTGCTGGAGATGCTCCGGTAGTTCGAGATGATGGAACCTATGGTATCATGGATTTTACGTCTCAGATTGCTATTCAATTACTTATTGCTACTGTAACATTTAACTTTTCCGATTTTTTCGGAGAAAACGGGTTGAGCTCCTTATTAGACAACACAAAATAAATTTTTGTTTGTATGAAAATTTGAATCCTCAATTGTATCTGCCAGTTATTTCCGGCATGTGGAAACAACATGAATTATGGGATGGTACATATACATTTGATGACTGGGCAGATGCAGTTGAGATGATTCAAGTTAAGTCTGAGAACGAAGCCCGTGTAAATGATTATATTCAAGAAAATAGTGGGAGGTGAGTAAATGGCTGGTAAAGTAGAAAGTCTTAAGGAATATCTTGTAAAACTTGGCTGGGATGTAGATGAACTTGGCTTAAGTAAATTGCAAAATGGACTTTCTAAAGTAGAGAGATCTGCAGATTCTATTGGTAATAAGTTTGTTAAGAATTTTGCTAAAGCAGGAACTGCTGTTGGTGGATTTTTATTAACAATCACTACTGGTACTGCAAAGTTTATGTCTAATGTTGCAACTGCTGATTTAGCAACTGAACGTTGGGCAAGAAGAATGTGGACTACCGAAGAAAATGCAAGATCATTAACTACGGCTTTGGATGCCATGGGTGCGTCCTATGAAGATATATTCTATATGACTCCAGAAGAGTACAAGAATATGCTTCAACTTAAGAATTTTGCTTCCAGTCTAAAAGCTCCTGCAGAACTTGAAAATACATTAAAACAAATTCGTGATATAAATCAAGAGATCAATAAGACTAAAGTAATTCTTTCGATGGCTACTAGATGGATAGCTTATTATCTTGGCCAATATCTTGGCAAGGATTTTAGGAATGCCCAGGATGCTATGAAAGAATTCAATAATTATCTTGTTGAAAAATTACCAGTAGTAACAGAAAAAATTGCAAAATATATTTCTTGGGTAGTAAGACTTGCAAAGGTTGCTATTCAATTCATAAAAAATATGAAAGAACGACTACAAAACATATTCGATAGAATGCCTTCAGGATTTAAGACTGCTGCGTTAGCAGCTACTGCTTTTCTTGGGGCATTAAAAATGGGTCCACTTGGATTATTCATAGCAGGCATAACTGCTTTGCTACTTTTGTTGGATGATTATTATACATATCAACGAGGTGGTAAATCTGCTTTTGATTGGGGTAATCTTTTCGGATCAAATGATGGAAATAATGAGATAATAAGTCTTGACTATTTTGAACAGTTATTTGGAGACTTAGGAGATACGAAAAGTGCTTTAGGAGAAATCCAGCAAACTATTGGAGACATAGGAACAGCATGGTATAATGCTTGGACTGCTTTGAAAGATGCTGGTTTCTTCGATACATTATTCGGCACAATTCTTGAAAGTTTGAATGCAATTCTTGAATTGGTTGCAGGAATAGGTAACTGGATTCTTGTTATAACAGGTAACTGGGATAAGATTGATAAGTCCTCTATGTGGAGGTCTGTAGGCCAGAATTCTTATGAAGGTAATTTTGGTTCAGCTCTTTATGATATTGTAAAGGGAGGAGCAAAGTGGTTATGGGACACAGGTTTATTTGATTGGATCCCTGGTTCTAAGGATATTAGGTCTAATATAAGTGATCAAATAGAAGCTGGAACTTATTATACAAATTCAATGTCTACAAAGAATCAAGGTCAGCTTGTTGGAGGAACAACAAATACGACTAATTCTAATGTTAGAAATGATAATCGTAGACAAACAGCAAACATAAACGTTAATGTAAAATCTTATGGAAATTCTGATGTTGCTTCAAAAACAGCAAGAGGAGTTTCTAAGGCTTTACAAGATGTTGATGTATTTAAGTAAGGTGGTGAGTTAATGGCTTTATTATTTCCAGGTTTAGTTGCTGGGTCTATAGCTGCAGCTACAGCAGCAACAATTAAGACAACACTTCATAACACAGATCTTATGAATAATGGTTTGCCATTAAACTCAGCAACAAATACAAAAGGCATGAAAACCGAAGCCATGATATTTTGCAAGACAAATATTGCAGGATATTTCTTTGATGGCTTTATGTCTGTTGATTATACTCATGATTTAGAAGTTACGAGTAATCCGGTTGAAACTGGTGCTTCGGTATCTGATCATTCTTATGTAAAGCCTGCAGAAATTCAAATGCTTATAAGAATGTCAGATGTTCATCAATCTTTAGTAAAAGGACAATTTTCTGGAGGTTGGAGCAGATCAATTACAGCTTGGAATATTCTTAAAAAGATACAAACAGATAGAATTCCTGTTCTTGTTGGTACTCAACTTGGTATGTATTATAACATGCTTATTAAGTCTTTACAAGCTCAGGAAGATCAAAGTACTTATAGAGGACTCTACGTTACGGCAACTTTAGTTGAATTACCAGTAGCAAGAGTAAAAACAGTAAAAATAAGTAGTGCAAGCCAAACAACTATTGAAACTCAAATGGGGCAAATAAATGCAGTTAAAACGAATGCTTCTGAAGATGCTTCAATTCTTTATCAAATGGGTTTCGGTGCTGGAGCTGGAACGGGTTCGGGTTTTAGTTCGTCTGCTTCATCTGGTGGTGCCGGTGAGGGAATAAAATTAACTTGCTATTGTTATAATTGCAATGACAATGGAGCAGGCGGTTGGGGAACTACTGCTACGGCGTCTGGCAGAGTTGCTACAGTTGGAGTTACTTGCGCAATGTCTCAACGGACATTAAGAAAATATGGACTAAAACTTGGTAATCAAATTGCTATAAATGGAGTTGGAGTGAGAAGGATAGATGATATAGCTGGCGTAGATAATATCATCGATATTTACGTTCCAGCTACTGGTTCTGTTAGACATTGTAAATGTGCGCAGAATCCTCTTTCCGGTAAAAGAACCACATTTACTAAGATTAGCTAGGAGGTGAAAGTTTTGTATAAGATTCCGCTAACAAATTCTCCTAATCAAACATTCAGAGTTACAGTTCCTGTTAATAATGAAAATAAGACTTTTACAATAAAGTTAAACTATAATGATCAGGCAAAGTATTGGAATTTTTCTTTATATGATACTTTTGCTGAGCAACCAATTTTAGTTAATGTTCCATTATTAAGTTCTCAATATGCATTTGCAAATATACTTAGGCAGCAAAGCTATTTAAGAATTGGAAGTATTTACGTAGCTCCATTTCAATTAACCAATAATTGTGCTCCTGACGACGAAGATCTTGGAACTAATTATTTGTTGATATGGGCAGATAATGAAATGAGTGAGTTTGAAGATGGGTGAGTTTATTGTAATAAACACAAAAAAGTATTATCCATTTTCTGGTAATTTTGCTATTTCATCAAATTTTGGAAGTCGACAAGGTGGAGGAAAAGTTTCGAAGCAGCATTACGGACTTGATATGTATGCTACTGGTAGTGATTGGACTATAGTTTCTTGCATGTCAGGTAGAGTAAAAATTGCTGAAGGAGATAATGGCTCCGGATATGGTAACCATGTATGGATTGCAAACGATGATGGATCTGCTTGTTTATATGCTCATTTAGCTTCTTATAATGTTAGAGTTGGTCAACGAGTCGCAGGCAAGCAAAAGATAGGTGTAATGGGTAGTACTGGTCGTTCAACTGGTCCGCATTTACATTTAGGAGTTTCAACTAATAAAGATTATTCAGCTACGCATCTAAATAAAAATAAATATTTTCAGAATCCAGCGTTATGGTTAGGTATGGGTGTAGCCCCTGCAAAAGGAACTAAATATTCTGGTTCTGGCACTCCTACCGGTGGTACTTTAGGAACAACTTCTACTAATTCTACTGAAATATCAACAAGTACTTCTGAAGAATCTTCTGGTTCTACGATAAATGGTACTATGCTTCTTCCTTCTGGAGAATACTATGAGATAAAAAATATAAAAGGAGCTTATAGTGATTGGCTATATGGAAGAAGATACAGAGTTTTTATTGACTTAGGAAATAATCAAGCATTTGATGTTTCTGAATTAAGATGCGAATTTAATGTAGTAAAGACTGCATTTCTTGAAATAAATGAGTCTACATTGACTATTTATAACTTAAGTCCTAACACAGAAAATAAGCTCATAAAGGCCGGGCAAAGAATTATAATTGAGGCCGGATATACTGGTTCACAATACGGAGCAATTTTTGCCGGTAAGGTTGTTCAACCAATTAGATCCAAAGAAAATGCAGTTGATTATAAATTAACTCTTGTTTCAATGGATGAAGAAGTTTATGCTTCTTATGGATTGGTTGGAGTTTCTTTAGTTGCTCAGCAATCTGCAAGAGATGCAGTTAATGCAGTTTTAACTAAAGCAACTTATAAACAGCAAGCTGGAGAGTTAACAAACTTCAATATTAAGTATCCTCGAGGAAAAGTAATGTTTGGTAGTCCTCAGCAATTCTTAAAAGATATTGCAAGATCTGAGAATGCTACTTATTTTTCCAATGATGGCAAAGTAAATATTATTTCTGCTACTGATGTACCAAAAGGACAGATCTTATCTTTTGGACCAGATAGTGGATTGATTGGAACACCAACTCAAACTGAGTATGGAATTAGTTTAAAGGTGCTAATGAATCCAAGAATCGAAATAAATTCCTTATTCCATGTTGATAACAAAAAGATTGAAGGATATAAATACCAGCAAGGAAATCCAGTTAGAGGACTTGATCAGGAAGGTATTTATCGAGCAGTAAGAATTCGGCATGTAGGTGATACTAGAGGAGAAGATTGGTACACTGAGATAGATGCTATTTCTCAGGCTGGTTTACTACCTGGTATGACAGCTTCTAAGGATATTTATGGTTGGTAAATAACTATTTACAGAATGTTCAATTTATGATATAATGAATGGAGGTAAACAAATATGCTAACACCAAAGCAATTATTTGGTGGAGATGAACAAAGAAACGATGCACAACGTAGAAATGATGCAGCTAACTTGCATGTTTGTTTACCTTGCATTGTTCAATCATATGATTCAAAGCAAAGAACAGTAGAAGTTCAACCAGCAATACGTGAAAGGTACATTGATGAAAGTGGTAAAATTCAGTATGTGAATTATCCATTATTGATAAATGTTCCGGTATGCTTTCCATCTGCTGGTGGTTATCATATTCATTTTCCAATTAAACGTGGAGATGAATGCATAGTAATTTTTTCTGATTTATCTTACGATAATTTCTGGTTGCATGGTAATGTGCAAAACCCAGTCGAGCAAAGAAGGCATGATCTTTCTGATGGTTTAGCTTTATTTGGTTTTGTTAACCAAGATAAAATTGCAAGAGAAGAATACGGAGAAAATGAAGTTGGAAGAGATTGCTTATGTATGTATAATCAAAATACAGGAACAGGAATAGCAATTGGATCCCTTGGAATTACAATGCATTATTATGTAAAAGATCCTGATTCTGGTAGTCTTGTAAGAACCTCAACAAGATGGGGTGTGTAAATGAAATACAGAAAACTTGATGAAAATGGGGATTATGTATTTGGAAATAATTCTCATGATTATATAGAAAAAGATGAAGCAATAGCACAAGCTATTAAAACAAAGCTTTACTTGTTCTATGGTGAATGGTGGGAAGATATTTCTTTAGGTCTCCCAATGTTCCAAAGTATTTTAGGACAAGTAAGCAATAGTAATCTAAGGCAAACAGTTATTCTACTTTGTGCAGAGCAAATTAACTTAGTGGAAGGAGTCACAAGTGTAGATTCTATCTCTGTTGATATATCTGCTAGAAAGTTAGGATTGACTATTGATGTAACCACAGAAAATGGAACCACAGTAAATTTGGAGGTGGAATTAAATAATGGCGTATTTTAGTCCATACATTGACGGTACGGGAATGCATATTCCACTTTACCAGGAAATTGTTGATAAACTTGTAGAAGATATGAAGCAAATATTCGGCGATGATATTTACTTAGAAGCAGATTCACAAGATTATCAACAAATTTCTATTTTTGCAAGAATGATCTATGATAGCTACAATCTTGCGTTACTGGCTTATAATAACAGAACTCCTAAGGATGCCGTTGGCATTGGCTTAGATAACATAGTAGCTTTGGCAGGAATTCAGAGAAAACCAGCTACTGCTGCTACTGTTGTTTTAACAATAACTGGTGATGATGGTACGAAGATAAGTAATGGAGAAGTATCTGACGATAATGGAAATTATTGGGAACTTCCTGACGAAGTAGTTATTCCTTCCAATGGTACAATTGATGTTACAGCAACAAGTAAGAAAAAAGGAAATGTTTCTGCTTTACCAAATACAATTACTAAAATAAATACTCCGGTTTATGGTTGGTTATCGGTAACTAATAAGCAAGCTTCTTCTGCAGGAATTGATGTGGAAAACGATTTTGAATTAAGAGGTCGTTTTTCTTTATCTGTTCTTGGTCCAAGTTCTTCTATTCTTGAAAGTTTACAAGAATCTTTGGTAGCAATTCCAGGAGTTACACGAGTAAGAGGATATGAAAACGATACTTCTGCTACTTCTTCTGGAACTGTGCCACCTAATGTACCGGCTGGAATTCCTTCGCATACAATTTCTTTTGTTGTTGAAGGTGGTAATGATGTAGACGTAGCTACTGAGTTATATATGAAGAAAACTCCAGGATGTGGTACCTTTGGTACAACTACTGTAAAACTTCAAAGCGTAACAGGCAATGTTCTTGCAGTTAATTTTTATCGTCCACAATATACCAATGTGAAGGTAAAGGTAACTATTAAGCAGCTTGATGGATATACCAGTGATTATGTAGATAAAATGCAAGAAGCAGTTTCTACTTATATTACTGAGATGTCGATTGCAGAAGCACTTTACAATTCGGTTCTTATTTCTGTTGCTCTGGAAGCAATGAATTCTAAAAACTATCCGGCTTATACAGTTACAAAGGTTGAATGTTCTACTGATGATGGATCCTCTTGGTCTACAGATGATGTAAATCAAGTTTATTATGGAGCTTTTACTTGTGGTAAGTCTGATGTATCGGTGGTATCGGTATGAAAAAGCTAGAAGAATACTTAGATCTTATTACTCATGAACATGCTACAAAGCCAAAGTTCATAAAGTATAATAAAGCATATATGGAAAAGATTCTTTCTTGTACTGATGTTGTTGAAGCATTCAACGTTTATTTTAATTTGGATGAAGCAGCAGGAGATCAGTTGGACAAGATTGGTTATAATGTAGGTATCAATAGAGTACTTCCAGTAAATGATCCAGATATTCCACCGGTTTTGGATGATGAAACTTATCGATTGGTTATCAAAAGTAAGATTCAACAAAATCATTGGAATGGTACTTTGGATGGATGGAATAAGATCTTAAAAGTAATTTTTCCATATAGTGCTTATGATATTCAAGATAATTTCGATATGACAGTTACGGCAATGATAATTGATCCGAATTTTAACGCTACTAAAATTGCATTACTTCTGAGAGGTTATTTATTACCAAAGCCGTCTGGTGTACGACTTAATTATATTGTTGTTGATTCTCCTCTGTTTGGTTGGGATACGGAATCCAACTTTATTAGAGGTTGGGATGATAGTAAGTGGTCTACTACTTAATAGGAGGTTTTCTAAATGGCAGCAATCACTGTTAAGAATATTTTTGGTAATGTTTGTCCAAAAACAAACTTAGGTTATATAAAAGTAATTAAGATTGGTGAGAAAAATGTAGCTATTGAACGTGGTGCAGAATCTCTTACTGCTTCTGAAATTGCTAGCTTAATGGACAAGAATGCTCAGGCATATTATAATATTGGAGAATATTGGTATATTGTAGTATAAAAATAATTTGTATTTTTTTCATTTTATTGTTTACAAGTATGCCAAAGTGTGATATAATATAATCAAGGAATAAATAAACACCAAAAATAAACTGGAGGAATTAAAAATGAAATTGAAGGAAATTCTCAAAGTGATCTATCGTGAAGATCTCAACCAGCCCGTTAAGCTTTATATTGTTGAAGCAAGCGGATACTTAACAAGGTATGCTAAATGCTATAAGGATGCTTTAGAGTTTGCAACTGAATACAAGGACTGCGAAGTGTTTGGAGTGCATGCAGAGCAAGCTCTTGAAGAACCGGTTATTTGCATTAGCATTGAGAATTTTGATTTTTGATATAAAATAAGCAAAAGATTAGGAAGCTATTAACTTAGCTTCCTTTTCTGGTTATTGTGAATAGAATGGAGGTTAAGTAATGGCTACTAATAATATCAAGATATTTGATCAGAACAAAGCTAACATGCTTACTGATGAAGCTTATAATACTAGTACCCAAAGATTGAATGGTGTTCAGCAAGGTATTGCTTCTTCTCAGCTTCAAAATAAGACATTATATCAAGTATCTCTTGTTGCTTATGCAATTGGACAAATGATGCAAGCAAATGGTTTAAATGCTAGTGATGCAGATGCAGTATCTACTTTTGCTGGTAATTTATCCAGTACTATTGTGCAGAAGTTCCTTGATAAAGCTGATACTACTGAAGCTAAGAACTTTACTGTAAATAATAAGTTCATTACTCCACAGACCTGGAAAGCAGCTTATGATTTTATGAAGGCAGATTCCGATATGGTAACTTCTGCTGTTGATGATACTCACTATATTACTCCTAAGTTGTTAAAAGAAGGGGCTGAAAAGTATGGAGTCAATGTAGAATTAGAAAGTGGTAAAATTGCTAAATGGCGTACTTTTAACAAAATATTAGAAAGCAAAGCAATGGCAAATTATTCCATAGTTCCTACATATATTTTAATAGATAAATTGAAAAGATATTTTATATATGCTTTAGCTGATAGCTATGGAAATATTAGTAGCATTCTTTTATTTGATTATACTACAAAAGAATTACTAGATAGTTTAATAGTAAGTATTGGCATAATAAGTAATTTATCCGAAAATATGTTTGTATGTTCTTATGGTAGTGCTTTACATGCTATTGATTTTTCTACTGGTAAATTCATAGAAAAAAAATCTTATTCATTTGAATCATCTTACGATAGAGCAGTAGATTCAAAGAAAAACTATTTTAGTTATTTTACTGCAGATATTTATGTACCTTGCAGATATTTATATTCTCAGTTTTCTAGTAATTCTTATATTATAAAATATAGTATAGCAACAAATACATTTAGTAAAGTTACTATGTCAGATTATTTAACAAATAGCGATTTTAGCTTTGCTATAGATGAAGAAGGAAATGCATATATTTTACTAATAAGTAGTAATACCATATTTATTTTTTCATCTAAAGATAATTTTGTTACTCATACAACTTCTATTACTTCAAGTTCAAGCGTTATAAGTTTTCAAAGTAAAAATGGTTTTATTTATATAGTTAGATATACTTCAAGTTCTAACTATGAACTTGGTAAATTTTCAGTATCAACATATGAATACACAAAATTGTTTGACAATATTTCTATAAGTAATTACGGTTTTTATAATTTGCTTGTAAACTTTGAGGAAACTGCATTCTACTTGAATGGAACAAAATATGGATCTGGAGAAATGGTTCCTGATATCAATGATAATGTAGTTTATGCATTAGACTCAGGAACCATTTCTGGTAGTAATAACGCAATACTAGTTGCCAAAGACTCAATCAAAACAACAAAATATCAAAATGATATTGTTACTTCTAGTTATAAATTAGTTGTTGATCCAGAATATGCTTACTTTGGAGCTCCAGTAACTGAAATTCCAGAAAGTACTTAAGTTAATTTCTTAAATATTCCAGAATAGTAATCTGCTTGTTTAATTATAAATTTAGGAGTAATATAGTGAAAGGAGTAAACATGGAACATATTCATACGTTTACCGATAAAGCAAATCTATTATGGGGAGCGATTATTACGGGTTTATCTTTTGTTGTAGGAGATGAAAAAATCTTATTTTTATTCTTCTTGTTTCTCAATGTTGTTGATTGTGTTTTTGGCTATATCAAAGCTTATAAGACAAAGACAATAAAGAGTGGCAAGGGAACTGAAGGTATTATAAAGAAAGTAGCATATTGGGTAATAATTGCTATTGCATTTATGATATCTGAATACTTTATAGGAATTGGCCATCAAATTGGAGTTGATCTTAGCTTCTTAAATCTGTTTGGCTGGTTTATTCTCGGTGTATATATTATAAATGAAATTACTTCTATTGTTGAAAACATGGTAGTAATTGGAATACAAGTACCAGAGATATTTTTAAGAGGTTTACATGCAGCTAAAACTGCTATTGATGAGGCTGGAAACAAAGTAATACCTGAGGAGAATAAAGATGAAGATTGATCATATTCCTTGCAATAGAGCTAATTATTATACCTCTGGAAGAAGTTTGGATTCTATAAAGTATATAGTTATTCATTATACGGCCAATAATGGTGATACAGCACGTGGCAATGCAAAATACTTTGCAACAGAAAGTGTAGAAGCTTCTGCTAACTACTTTGTTGATCCAAATGAAGTTATTTGTTCTGTAAAGGATGAATATGCAGCATGGCATTGTGGTGGATCTCTTGAAAGTAGTCATCATCCGTTAAGAGGAATTTGTACTAATAAGAATTCCATTGGTGTAGAACTTTGCTCTATAATTCAAAATGGTAAATATGAATTTAAGCCAGAAACTGTAAAGCTTGCAGCTAAGTTTGTAAAGGAACTAATGGCAAAATATAATATTGATATTGACCACGTAGTTCGGCATTACGATGTAACTGGTAAAAATTGTCCTGCTCCATTTGTTTATAGTGAAGATCAATGGAAGCAATTCAAGCAAATGCTTATTAGTAAGGAGGAAGAAGAAACTATGAGCTATGAGCAATGGTTAGCATATCAAAAGAGATACGAACAAGAAAAGGCAAATCAAAAGGTTTCTGATTATGCTAAGACTGCTATGGAAAAGGCAGTAAAACATGGTATTTCTGATGGATCTAATCCTAAGTCCCACTGTACACGAGAACAAGTAGTAGTTATGCTGGATCGTGCAGGAATCCTCTAAAAACAATTAAAAAACTTTGTATTTACTTGTTTACAAAACATATAAATTGTGATATAATAATATTAAGGAAAAGGAAAGCAGCAAAATAAATAATCAAACAAATGGAGGAAATTAAAATGCGTTATATTAGCAATACTTTTGGTGAGAAACTTCTTGCAAAAGGTTCTATTATTAGTAAAATTTCTAATCAAACTGATAATGGTTTTGCTGAAATGTTTGTTGTTGAATGGACAAACGGAGTAAGATTTATTGTTATGAGAGTAGATGGAAATGTTGTTAAAGTAAGCGGTTTATAAAATCCCCTGATGAGTCTTGGAAGATTAAGACGAAATCCCCGAAAGGGGATCGGGATTATTCCCTAAAACAAACAATAAAAGAGGTAATTAAAATGAAATTATATGAATTACTTATTCCAGCTTCATCTAATACTATTACTTTAGTAAAAGATAATAAAAGCAAGAAAGCAATTGCATATGGAAAAACAAGTGAAATAATGAAAAGTTTAAGTAGAGATGATAACAAATTATTTATGAAAGAAGTAGTAGAATTTTATACTGATTTTAGAATGAATACGATGATTCTCGTTGTTTTAGTGGAATGAGGTGATACAATGGAAATGAAGAGAGAAGATTATATCAAGGAGCTTAGACCAGGACATATAATTGCCTATAAAAATGAAAAGGGAATGTACACTGGTAAGGTAATGTCTGTACATGAAAATGAAGTAGTAATTCAGACGGTGAATAAGTCTATTTACACTATTGATAAGCAAGACATTACTTGGATCAAGTTAGGATCTCGTTGGCCTACTGGTATTCATAATGCTTTAATTGCTTCGAAGGCAGGTGCAAATAATGGATGAATACATTAAGAAGCAAGATGCAGCTGGCTTAATTATGTCTCAGCCAGTGGATGCGCATTATCCAAGTTGGTATGCAGATCTTGTTGATAAAATTTCTGTAGCTGATGTTGTGCCAGTGAAGCATGGCCGGTGGCTCTATAAGCACCGACACAGAGGAGGTTTCCGAACATACGTAGGCTATGATGAATTTGGAGAAAAGCATAGTGTCAGAGTAGATGAAAGGTACGAAATTGATGAACCGTATTGCTCTGAGTGTGGCAAATGGAACGAGAGTGTTTGGCTCAGCTACTGCCCCAACTGCGGTGCTAGGATGGACGAAGAATAATGGCAAAGTATTTTAGAATTACAGAGATTGATGCCACTACTTTTGAGCGTATGACTGGCTATGAACTTGATTGCCTGCAAGAGGCAATGCTTGCGAATGATGGAAATGTGTACGTTGCTGTTGATGAAGATAGGAAAGACTACATTGATGTCGGCATTGAAATGTTTGACATGGATAGAAGTGTCGACCACATAGACGAAGGTGCAGCTGATGGCTAAGAAAGTATCTATTGATAAATTAATGCAAGATGTATTCTACTTAAATAATCAGATCAAAGGGCTTCAAATGCTTTTAGATCAAAGAAAATCAGTATTTAAGAAGTACTTTCAAAAAACAGGCCACACTTCTGTTTCTGATGATAATGTTTCTGTTTATACTCAGGAAAGAACTAAGGTCGAATATAATATAAATAAGCTCAAGAAAGAAAAACCTGAAATTGCTAAAAAGATATTAACTAAAAAGATTGAAGTAACTGATGCCAAAGGGTTAATAGCATTACTTAAGAAATATGGAGTTAGCAAGCAGGAAATGAAAGCCTGCTTAAAACCATATGCAGAAGTTGACGAAGCTAAACTTACTAAACTCTATGAAAGTGGGACAATCACAGTAGATGATTTGAAAGGTTACTATAATGCTACTTCTAAATTATCTATTGCAATAAAGGTTAAAAACGC